TCCGAAAAAGGAGGAGCGCCGCCTGCTGATGCGTCTGCTGCGGGAAGCTGCCTACCAGACCAGGACCGCCGACACCCTGCTGGACCAGCTGAGCGGGGTATGGGCCGAGGTGCCGGTGGAGGCCGTGCGGCTGACCCGGGACAGCCTGACCCTGTATGCGGGAGAGCGGACGGCGCTGGGCGTCCGGATCAGCCCCGAGGACGCCACCGAGCAGACCGTGCTGTGGGAGAGCAGCGACGAGGCTGTGGCCGCTGTGGAGGACGGCGTCATCACGGCAAAGACCCCCGGAGGGACACGGATCACGGCCCGGGCAGACGGGTGCAGCGCAGAGTGCGCCGTGCTGGTGAAGCCGGCGGTGGAGCGCGTGACCCTGAGCACCGACGCTCTGACCCTGACGGCGGGTGAGACGGCGGTGCTGGACGCAGCCGCCGACCCGGAGGGCGACGTGGCGTGGCTGAGCAGCGACGAGACCGTGGCCGAGGTGAGCAACGGCACCGTGACGGCCAAAAAGCCGGGCGCTGCAGCCGTCCTCGCGGTCAGCGGCGGGAAATACGCCTGCTGTGCCGTCCGGGTGCAGGAGGCCGAGGTGCCGGTGGAGACCGTGACCCTGAGTCAGACCGCCCTGACACTGAAGCCGGGGGAGACTGCGGCCCTGACAGCCACAGTCAGCCCGGAGAACGCTGATCAGGCTGTGGTGTGGTACAGCGCCGACCCGGAGACCGCCAGCGTGACCGGGGGCGAGGTGGTGGCCATCTGCGCCGGAACAACGGAGATCGCGGCCATTGCGGGCGGCGTGAAGGCGGCGTGCAGCGTAACGGTGGCCGAGGACGGCCTGAGAGCCGCCAGCCTGATGCTGAGCGCCGGGACGCTGGAACTGACGGAGGGCAGGACTGCCGCCCTGACGGCCACGGTGCTGCCCACCAGCATCCCCCAGAGCGGCATCGCATGGACCAGCTCCAACGAAGAGGCTGCCGTGGTGGACAGCGGCGTGGTGACGGCCCGCGCCGCCGGCGCGGCCATCATCCGGGCCAGCGTGGGCGGCAAGACGGCCAGCTGCACCGTGACTGTAAAGGCGGCGAGGGTGCCGGTGAGCAGCGTGACGCTGGATCGCAGCACCCTTGAGCTGAGCGTGGACGGCACGGCCCGGCTGACGGCCACCGTGCGGCCCGAGAATGCCGACGACCGCACCGTGGTGTGGCAGAGCAGCCGGGAGGACGTGGCCACCGTGAGCGGCGGCATCGTGCGGGGCGTGGCCGAGGGCAGCACGCTCATCAGCGCCACGGCAGGCGGCGTAAAAGCCGAATGCCGCGTAACGGTGAGCCAGGCGCTGGTGTGGTGCAGCGTGGTGAACCGGCTGAGCCATGTGACCACCGACCAGACCGCCGTCGTGGTAGCGAAGGGCCGGGCCTACAAAGCCGCCCTGACCGCCGAGAGCGGGTACACCCTGACCGAGGTGAACGTGAAGATGGGCAGCGAGGACGTGACCGGAAGTGCGTGGAATGCCGAAGAGGGCTGCGTGAACATCGAGACCGTGACCGGAAACATCGTCATCACGGCAAAGGCGGAGGTAAAGAATGAGTGAACCTATCTACAACAGCGCCGGTGAGGTGCTGTACCCGGGCCTTGCGGGCGACGGGGCCGGATACCGGGGAAGCCGGCTTGTGACCCTGACGCCGGAGGGCTGGGAGAAAGCGGAAGGAACGTGGCCCCTGATGCAGGCCGCCCCGGTGCCGGAAGCGAAGACCGGCTACGTAGCTCTCGGCTCCTACCCGGACAGCTACGGCGCGGCGGCGCAGGAGGCGGGATGCCCGGCCTACTGCGAGGCGCGGGACGGCTTTGTCTGCTTTTACGCCCGGGCGAAGCCCTCCGGCGACATCCGGGTGCAGGTGACCCTGCTGGGCGAAGCGGGCGGCGCTGCGGTGGCCGGGCCGGTGGCGGGGAGCGGCGTGAGGGTGGACCCCACCCTCACCATCTCCGGCGCTGCGGCGGACGCTGCGGCAGCGGGCGTAAGAATTAAAATGCTCGAGATGCAGTTCGGCTCTGGCATTGATGGGTCTAGTTTCGTTACTGCCTTTGACACGCTCGACGGCGTAGAGCTGACTGGGGTGTGGAACAAGAAAGCGAGCCGCATTGATTTTTAAGAGGAAGGAGGATTCGAATGCAGATCAAAGACTTAGCCATTGGTGATGGCTTTGTATACCTGATGGAAGGCAGTACCAAAGTCAAGTTTTATGCGCTGTGCCACAACTATGAGAGCGGCCTGAACAGTAGGGGGCGGACACTGTTTTGCCGGGAGAGTCCGGCGAATTTGACTCTGGACAAGTTCACAGCTGCCGTACAAAAATGGATCTCCACCACATCATATAAGTATCAATATACTACTTGGAGCGGAAGCTATTCGAAAGTACAGACGGGTTCTGCAAATTTCTTTTCACTATCAGCAATAGAGCTTAACATGGCTACAGATTATTATACGAAGGGGCTTGCAGATGGCTCGGCTCTTTCGGCGGCAGCCAGAACCCGGGTAGGATATATCATAACAGCCAGCGACACTTCCTTCTGGACAAGAAGTACGGACACGAGATCGAGCGGCTATCATAAAGAAGATGGCGACAATGTTTACGATTACGATTATTATTATGCCGTTGTCGGTGCAAGCGGCTCCAGTATATCGTTCTCTAAATTCGATAGATATAAAACTAGCCTGGCCACCCTTCCCTGTTTCACCTTGCCGGAGACGCTGTACATCGACAAGGATGGTTTCCCGACCGTAAACCAGCCCCCCGAAGTAACCAGCGATGTAGGAGCCAGCGGGGCAAAGCTTGGAGAGAAAAATGCACCCTTTACGGTGGCCTACACCGTGACCGATGGCGACGGAGACCCCATGACCATCACCGAAAAGGTGAACAGCGTGGAGCTGGCCGTCCGCGAGAATGTGACCACCGGCACCGAACTCACGGTGCAGTGCCTGAGCGAGAAAGCCCTGTTCCAGCAGATCCTTAACGGGGAGAACACCCTGACGCTGGAAGTGGACGACGGCAAGACCACGACAGAGTGGACCGCGGCCTTTACCAAAAATGTGACAAGCGCCGTCCTCTCGCTGGCCCAGCCCCTAACGGCGGATGATACCATTACCGTGGCCGCGCTGACGCTCGAGGGCAGTTTCCCGGCAGACATGAGCTTGACCGTGGAGCTGACCAACAACGCACTGGACGATGCCCCCGTGTGGGAGACCGTGACGGACATCCAGAGCGGCGAGAGCCGGGCATTTGTACACCACGCCTTTGCCAACAAGACCGCCGCCAAGGGAGCGGCCTTTAACTACAAGGTGATGATCACTCGGGGAGCTTCCGGCGTCGGCGGCACTATCACCATGATCGGAGGTGTTATCGGATGAGCCTGCGTAAGGTAGAAAAGAGCCTGAAAGAGCTCCACAAGAAGCTGGAAGAGGAGCGGATGCTCAGGGAGCTGCCCGGTCTCGTGGCGGGGATCGAAGATGCCATGTGCGAGCAGGACATGGAATCACAGGAGCGGCTGGCGACTATCGAGGACTCGCTGTGCGAACTGGATGCCGCCGTCAACAAGTAAGGAGGACTTCAAAATGGATAAAATTTGGGCAAACAGATTGGTCGCCGGGACTAAGACCTGGGCAGAGATGCCCGCAAGCCGCCGCCCCGGGGTCAAGCGGGAACTGGCCAGGCGGGTGGCCGAGGACGAGATCACCGCAGAGCAGTACAAAGAGATCACGGGGGACGAGCTACGCCAACCGCAGCCTCGAGATGGAACCTCTTACAGCGTCGAGGACTACCACTACTACTGACAAAACAAAAAGCAGCCCCGGGTGGGGGCTGCTCAAAAGAAAGGTCGTGTTTTCTATCGCTATCAAAGAATATTCCATGTTCCGGGACTCCACCCGGCAGCTCTCGCCCAGCTTCAAGGTGCGGGAGTTCGGCTGCAAGGGCAGCGACGTCGTGCTCCTCGACGAGGAGCTTGTGGTGCTGCTTCAGTGGCTCCGCCCGGGTGTC